TCTTTGAGAACGTGGAGGATCTGCCTTTGACTGATGAAGCTCTGGGCCAGTTTGATCATCGTCTGTTCGGCCTGGACTTCGGGTTTGCTGTGGATCCCCTGGCCTTTGTGTCCATGCATTACGACGCCAAACATGAAGATTTGTATATCTGGGGAGAGATCTATGAACAGAAGCTGACCAATCCCCAGGCTGTGGCCAGAATCAGCAAGATCATCCTGCCCCAGGAGCTGGTCCGCTGCGATTCGGCGGAACCCAAGTCCATCAAGGAAATGCGGAGCCTGGACATGAACATCATCGGGGCTCCTAAGGGGCCGGACAGTGTGGATTATGGCATCAAATGGCTCCAGAGTCTGAACCACATCTACATTGACAAACGCCGGTGTCCCAATGCGTACCGGGAGTTCATGACCTACGAATACGAACGGAACCGGCTGGGGCAGTACATCAGCGCCTACCCGGACAAAGACAACCATGCCATTGATGCGGTGCGGTACGGGTGCAGCGGCGTGATGCCGGTTCGGACCACCATCCGCCCGGCCAGATTTGATTACTGAGGTAAACCATGAATGAGAAAGATTTCTTTTTGAGCCCGAACGGGAATATGTACCGTCTGATGCGGGACTCCTACTATGGGGACGGGGGCTATCGGGGAGCGTATCTGATCCCCCACAAGCGGGAAACCCGGCAGAACTACCTGGACCGGCAGCAGACGGCCTATTATCTGAACCATTTCGCCCTGATCGTCAACGCCCTGGTGAATCCCATCTTCAAGCGCCGACCACTGCGGGACTGGTCCGGATCTGCCGGGCCTGTTGCCGAAGCCTTTCTGGAAGATGTGGACGGGGCCGGAAACGATATGGACAGCTTCATGCAGGCAGCAGCCTTGTCCGCCAAGCTGTATGGAGCTGTTTTCATTGTGGTGGAGAACTTCCAGGCTATGGAACTTCCGGCCAGCATGGGGGAAGCCCTGGCTCAGCGGAAATTCCCCTATGCCTACACCCTGGACCCGGACCGGGTGGAAGGGGTTTCCATTGACAAGAACGGCAGGGTGCTGTCCATCAAGTTCCGGGATACGGCGGTGAGCAGCACCATGGGCGGGGAGAAGGAACGGACGGTGTACTTTGACACCCACAGCTGGGCTGTCTATGAAGACGGGGCTCTGGTATCTTCTGGGGAGCACAACCTGGGAGAGGTGCCGGTGGTCTGGTTCCCCAGCCAGCACGTGAAGAACGGGGAACTGAACCCCACGCCGGAGCTGTATCCCATTGCCGGAATCTCCTGCAGCCTGTACAACCACTGTTCATGGCTGACGGAAATCCTTCGGAACCAGACCTTCCCGCTGCTGACTTTCCCCAGTAAGGAAGCCAGCGACCTGGTCATTGGGAACAACAATGCCCTGTGCTACGACGGGGACACGGTCCGGTTCCAGCCGGGCTTCATTTCTCCGCCTAGCGACCCGGCTGCCCTGATCCAGAGCCAGATTAAGACCATGGTGGAAGAGATGTACCGGATGGCCGGACTGACCTTTGCCACTACTACCAAACAGGAAGCCAGCGGGATTTCCCGGCAGTGGGAGTTCGAGCGGACCAACCAGCGCCTGGCGGCTTTCGCCAAACGGTGCGCCGCAGCGGAAAAGAAAATCCTGGCCCTGGTGGCCAAATGGATGGGGCTGGATCTGGAATACACGGCAACCTATTCCAGCGACTTCGGAATTACCGACGTGGCCACAGAGCTGAAGAACGCCCAGGCAGTGCTGGACATGCAGCTTACGGACCAGCTGAAGGTGGAAGTGGCCAAGCAGGTGCTGAGCGCCTATGTGCCGGAGCTGCCTTCTGACCGGTTCGACGCCATCATTGCGGACATTGAGAAAAAGGCCCGGGAACCGGATTACAACGAGCCTCCCCAGGACGGGAACCCGATGCCGCCGGAGCCCCAGGACGATGAAGGACCGGAGGCGGACGATAAAGAAGAGTAGGTGAACCATGGACGAACTGCAGCGGCAGCTGGAAGCCTTTTCAAAACGATACGGCACCCAGGGCTATCTGATGAAGGCCCGGATCGAAATCCTCATGAAGCAGGGGAAAAGCCCGGAAGATGCCGTCCGGCAGGTATTCCGGGAGTTCGGGGTGGAAGACTGGCTCCAGGTGAATGTGGCCCAGGTGATCGTGGGCACGGCCCAGGATGCCCTGGGAAAGGAAGCGGCCAGCACCCTTTCCACTGCTGCCATTTTGGAAGCCCTGTCCAACCCCTGGGACGGCAGCGGCCTGACCCTGTCGGAAAAAATCCACGGGGCCAGTAATGTGATGCTGAACGATGTGATCACCACCCTGCGGGCCCAGATCCGGAGGAACAAGACAGTGAAAGACACCGCCCAGGCCCTCTATGATGGGTACAAGAGCGGCCATGTGGTCCGGGAACAGCAGCTGCCCCAGTATCTGGATGAACTGACCCGATGGACTAGAAGAAGCCGGAAGAACCTTTCCCAGGAAGAACTGAAAGACCTCCAGCGGTCCATCCGGAAGGTCAGATACCAGGCAGACGACCTGGTGGACGACAGGAGCACCTACAACCACTTCAGGACGTCCCTTCGGGAGCTTATGGACAAACTGGAGCACGGCAGCGAAAAAGCCGCCCAGAGAGCCCTCCAGAACGCCATACAGGAGAAAAGCCGGTACGTTGCAGAACGGATTGCCCGGACAGAAGCCGCCAGGGCCCGTTATGATGCTTTCCTTGCCCGTTACGGCGAAGATGACAGCGTTGCGGCCTACCGGTGGAAGCTGGGCAGCCGGCACCCGGCGGAAGACATCTGCGACATGTACGCCCATGCGGATCTGTACGGCCTGGGGGCAGGAGTTTTCCCAAAAGACCAGGCTCCGGTGAATCCAGCCCATCCTCATTGCCTGTGTCATTATGCTCCGGTGTACGCCAGTGAGCTGAAGGGTAAAAAGCGGTCCGACAACGTGGAAGACCGTGGCAATGCCTGGCTGAAACGGCAACCGCTGCACATCCGCCAGGCCATCCTGGGAGTGAAAGGTGAACAGGAGTGGAAAGCCGGCAGAGCCGGGTGGATGGAGAAGGCAAGGAATATCTCTCCGGTGTTTGAAAAGAAGGAAAGCCGCCTGTATCGTTTAATGCGTCGAAAGAAAAATAATATCGAGGATTTTTCTGGACTTGGTATTTTGATGACAGTAAAGTCAGTAAAGGCTCTTTGCCGAAAATATAACTTGAAAACACACGGAATCCTTTATAAAATACAAAGAGATAGAAACCTTGTTCGACAAAATTACTTTGGATCCGCAGACCCAAAGTATGTTGGGAGAATAGATTTGTTTCCTTTGGCATTTTCTAACGAGACCGAATTACTAAGGACAATAATTCATGAAAATTGTCATGTAATGCAATTCAAAAAGTACGGGCCTGTTTATGTACAGGAACATAGAGTAAGGATGGAAAAAGTAGCGTATCGTTTTGAGGCATTTTACTTTAAAATTAAAACAGGAGGGAAAAATCATGAAATGGCTAGATGAATTGATGGCATTAGAAGAAGGCCGCCATCATATTCGTTGCCCTTCTTGTGGCTCCACTGAGTTGGATTCAGGATTTGTTTTGATTGATAAAAAAGAAAAAATGGGATTTAGTGCAATTTGGTGCAATCATTGTCATAAAGGGAAAATAATTAGCCGATGTAAACAACCAGAAAATATTAAGACTATTAAGGACATTCCTTCAGATATTGATTACTTTTGAGCCCCTGCTTCGGCAGCGGGCTTTTCTTATACCTGAAATTAGATAGTTCTTTCAGCAGACCATCAGGCCTGCTATTTTTTATGCATTGAAAAGAGAGGAGAACAAAATGAAGAACCTGAAAGCGATTGCAATGACTCTGGCCCTGGTGGCCGGTATTACGGGTACGGCTTTTGCCGCCGATATCCGGGACATTGTGGGAGACCCTGGCACCGAGATCACGGACCGGAACCCCACCTGCTACCAGACCCGGGTATTTAATGGTCACACCCTGGAATCCTACGTGGAAAACGACGTGGCCATTACCAAACGGGATGGTGATGTAGTGATCCTGTATGAAATTGACCGTGGGGACTTTGTTCCCTTCGACCAGGATTCCAACAATTGATAGAACCGGCCAGGCGCCGCTCTATATATATCAAATTGCCCCAGGCGGGCAGGAGGAACAAACATGGCATACACACTGGAACAAATCTTCGAGGCCCTTGGCAAGGCTGACAACGGGGGCGCTATGGTGGCTGA